AAAAAGAATTCCCAACTGAAATAAAGGTGGGTAATTTTCCAAATGAAATTAAGGTATCAAATCAAGAAATACCAACTGAGATTAAGGTCAGCAACTTAGACGAGATATCTAAAGAGGTCGAAGTTAAAAACTTCCCAGAACAAAAAGACCAAATTAAAGTTACAAACCTTGATGAGATAAATAAAATAATCGAAGAAGGAAATAAGAAGATAGAGAAAATAAATAATATAAATAAAATTTTAAAAACAATTAGATAATTAACTCAATATTTTTATGGCTAAACAAGATAAAGCCACAATTCAAGCAATAACAGAAGTTAAAGGAGATACTCTTTTAGCAATTGCTTCAGATGAAACAGTTGATCGAGCAGGAGATAAAATCAAGGTAGCTGATTGGGATTTTAAGAATTTCTTAAAAAACCCAGTATTACAAGCTGGTCATGATTATAATCCCCAGTTCACAATTGGTGTGGCAAAAGATATCAGAGTGGAAGGAAAGAAAGTTCTTTTTACTCCAGTATTTCATGACATAACACAACTTGCTCGTGAAATAAGTAAAATGTATAAAGAAAAATTTTTAACTGCTTGGAGTGTTGGTTTTATTCCAGCCAAAGAAGATGGTGATACACATGAACTTTTAGAAGTTTCTGCTGTCGCTGTTCCTGCTAATCCAAATGCAGTAACAATGGTTAAGGGACTTGAGAAGGAAGCAAAAGAATACGATGATAATGTTGTTAAAGAAATTGAAGATTGGACAAAGAAATCCGACAAGGAAGATATGGATGTAGATGAAAAACCATTTGAGAATTTTCATGCATGTCGTTTAAGAAATCCAGATAGCTTTCAAGAAGAAAGTTTTAAGACTCTTACTCGAACAAGCACGCAATTTAAAAAGAAATATAATGTAATTGTTGGTAAATTAAAAGGTGAAGATACGACAATAGATCAATCTTTTAAATATAACAAAGAATCATGGAAAGAAAGTCAAGCAAAGAAACATTGTTCTGAACATGATGGGAAGTTATTTGAACCTGCAATTAAAGAAGAAAAAGTGGAAAAAGCAAGAGTCGAAAAAGAAACAGGCGAAACCGATGACCATACTCATATTGCTATATATGATAGTGAATCAGGTAATGGTGATACGGATACTTCAGTTGGTCATATACATTTAATTAAGAATTTTAAAGTACAAGAAGCTAAAGAACATACGCATTCACTTGCTAAATCAAAATCTATAGAAAAATCAGTAATTCCTTTTGCTGATCACGGTATAGCATCAGAAGATAATAAATGGAATGAAGAAAAAGAAATTAAAGCAGCTAATACCACAGATTTATTAGTAATGAGTGCATGGTTTGATAATGAAAATCCAGATTTAAAGGAATCATATAAATTCCCACATCATAAAGCAGAGGGAACTCATGTTGCAGTATTTAAAGGTGTTGAATCAGCAATGGAAGAATTATTAAAAGATACTGGAATTTCAAACACTGACAGAAAGAAAATTTATCGACACTTAGAGAAGCATTATGAACAATATGATAAAGAAGTACCTGAATTTAAAGAAACAAAGAAACCTAAGAAAAAGGAATTCGTCAGATGGAATAAAAGTTTAAGTAAAGATTTTGATGTTGAAGATGTTGTATCGGAACCAGCTGGATTCGAAAATAAACTATATACTAAGTTCTTAGGAAAACAAATTAAAAATGTGTTTATAAATACATATTCAATACCTAGTCCATTATTAGGTAGTTATCTTTCAGCGTTTAAAGAGGTTCTAAAAGACCTAGAGTTAGTTGATACAAGAAACTTTAATTGGAGTGGTAGTGAAGAACCGCCAATTCATAATGTAATTCAATTGAATTCAGAAAAATCAGATGACTTTTTAATTATAGGAACAAATTTTTATAAGAAAGATGATAAGAATCATTTAATTATAAAATTCCAACCAACATGGACAGGATTAGGAGTACAGATTATAAGTAGAGAAAGTGATAAGAAAGTAAATAAAGAGGTTTTAGAGAATGTACATAAATGGGTTAAGAAAAATAATTATTTAAAGAATGAAAAGTTTTGTTTAGGTGGTCAATTCTTAGAAAAAGGAACACAGACATGGGATGATCTAGTAATTAATCATGATGATAAAAATGCAATTAAAAAATCAGTTGGATTAATTGAAAAGAAAGGAATCGATTTTAATAGTAGAGGAATATTATTAGTTGGTCCACCAGGTACGGGAAAAACAATGAGCGGTAAGATAATCATGAATCAAGTTGATTCTACATTTATATGGGTTTCATCTAGAGATTTTCAAGCTGGACCTATTGGTGCAATGAGTTTAGCATTTAAGTTAGCAAGAGATTTAGCACCTTCGATACTGTTTATGGAAGATATTGATACATGGTTAAAAAGTTACACTGTCGATTTAATGAAGACAGAACTTGATGGAATACAACAAAATAAAGGGTCAGTTACAATATTAACTTCTAATTTCCCTGAAAATTTACCAGATGCTCTATTAGATAGACCAGGAAGATTTCATGATGTATTAGAATTAGCACTTCCAGATAAAGTATTAAGAGAAAAGATGATTAAAACATTTTTAGGTGTTAAAGAGATTAGTAAAGAGATTTTGGATTACATACTTGAAAAATCAGAAGGATTTTCAGGGGCTCATCTAAAAGAAATAGTTGATTTTGCTAAGATGTTAGCTGATGATGAAGATGATAAAGATATAGCTAAATATCTTAAGAAAGCAATTGATAAAATAGTTAAACAACGAGAGTTAATTGGCCGAATAAAGGATGATGATAAACAGAAAAATGAAAAGATAACTAAGGTATTAGAAGAACTTGAAGTAGAAGTAAAGGAAGGTCGGATTATAAGTAAAAAAAATAAAAAAGTAATAAACAATGCGATTGATTCGCAAAAGAACTCAATAGAGGCACTGGAGAAATTATTGAATACTTCGGAAGTGGTCGATACCCCAGTAGGTGATACTCCAGAAAAAGATGTCTCGTCAAAGAAAGCACATAGTGATAAAGAAATAATAGTGCATGCTTTGCAAAAGATAGCAGGTAATTCGAGTTATCTGTTAAGTAAAATTAAAAAAGTCGAAATTAACAAAAAATTATGAAAAAGAAAATTATAGTAGATGGAAAAGAGTACATCTTAAAAGAAACTCCTGAAACAACTGAGGAAACTACAGAGGAAGAAGAATCTGAGGAAACTACAGAGGAAACTACCGAAGAAGTAGCCGAAGAAGAAGAAAGTGAAGATGAAGATTTTGAAGAAGCAACTGATGAGGTAGCAACTAAGATTGCAACTAAATTAGGCTTAGATAAATTAGAATCTATTGCATTACGAATTGAAAAAGCAACTAAACAAACATCAAAAACTGATAAGACTAAAATGTTAGGCCTTGAAAGTGCTATGAAGAAAGATTCTTCAGAGATGACAAGCCGTGAAAAGATTTTAACATTCTTTAAAGCATTAATGTCTAATGACCAAGTAACAATGAAAGCACTTAACGAGGGAACTCCAGCTGACGGGGGCTACCTCTTCCCTGATGAGTTCAGAAATGAAATTGTTCGTGATATTGAGGAAACACCTCATATGAGAAATCTCGTTCGTGTTCTACCGATGTCACGTGACATTTTAAATGCTCCGTCAGTTGGTGATGGTCCTAAGGTAACTTGGACAGAAGAAAATGCTGTTAAATCTACGACCACAACACGTTTTGGTCAGATTACACTTACTGCCAAAAAAATGGCCGCAATCCAATATATCTCAGACGAATTGATTGATGATAGTAACCAAATTGATGTAGTTGATTTAATTATTCAGTTATTTGCTGAAGCTGTAGGTGCAGAAGAAGATCGAGTAATTGTTGCAGGTAATGGTACAACTGAACCAACTGGAATTATTACATCAGGTTCTGTCGGTACACGTACTGTAACAGGAAACTTAGGTTTTAATGATATTATTGATTTAGAATATGATTTACCAGCTAAATACATGATTAATGCTGTATATTTAGTAAATCGTAATAATATTCGTGAATTACGTAAGTTAAAAGACACCACTGGTCGTTATTTATGGCAAGATCCTGTTTCGGCAGGACAACCTGCAACATTTCATGGAAAACCTGTGATTGAGGAAAATAACATGCCAGATTCACAAATAGTTTTAGGTGATCTAAAACGTGGGTATAACTATTCAATGCCCCTATTAGTTGAAAGATTAATAGCAAAGACGGTGAATTGCTGGAAAATCCCTATGGGGACAATCAGCAGCCAAGCTTTACCAGTAATGGTTTAGAAGGTTCAGAGACTAGAGAGCGAGTCCTTTAAGGACAGTAATCTCTCCAAGAGTGCCGTCCTCCCGTACATTAAAAACTTCATATATATATTGCTAAACATAGTTTACATTTTTTTTAGAAGTATGATATAATTACCATATATGGATAATTATATAATAAAAGTAAATAAATCAAACTATGGTTTTAGCTACATACTAAAATGTTTTAATTGCAATAAAGAATTTAAAGTTGGAAAAATGTCTTATGATAAAGGTAGATACAAAAAGTATTGTTCAATGAAATGTAAAGTTGAAGAAAGAAATGAGATTATTGAATGTTTAATTTGTAAAAAAGAATTTAAAGCAATAAAGTCTAGCAAAGCAAAATATTGTTCAATAAAATGTGTAGGAATATTACATAAAAGAAAGAAAACAATTGAACATAGACAAAAAATAGCTAATTCACATATAGGAATAAGACCTAATAAAGACACTAAACTAAAACAAAGTAAAATTAGGACTGATTTCTATGAAAAATATCCAGAAAGACATCCTAATATAATAATGTCTAAAAAAGGATTTATTTCAAAACCTCAAAAAGAAATGTTTGAAATAATAAAAGGTGTTTATCCTGATAGTGAATTAGAATATCCAATTAAAACAGATTTCGGATTAAAATTTGCAGACGTAGCTATTCCATCATTAAGAATTGTTTGTGAATATGATGGAAGTTATTGGCATAATGGAAACGAAAAAAATGATTTAATAAGACAGAAAGCAATTGAAAATAAAAATTGGACAGTATTAAGATTTAATGAAAAATCTTATAAAGATTGTTTAAGTCTAATTAGATAATAAAATTAACATAATATATATATATGAAGTAATAGACAATAAAGTTTATTATTTTTTTGTTTAAAGGGAGATGATATAGTCCGATCTCTAGCTATATATAAAACTAGAGAAGTAGAGGATAAAGAGCCTCTACGATAACACCATTGATTGGATGGGTGATAGACAAAAAATGACTGTCAAGATCTCAAATGATACTACTCAAGCGTTTACCCAAGATATGACTGCCATTGATTCTAGTGGCACTAGTTGGAAACAATTAGTTAAAAATTCGGTGAATTGCTGGAAACTCCCTATGGGGACAATCAGCAGCCAAGCTTTACCAGTAATGGTTTAGAAGGTTCAACGACTAGGAGAACCATCCTATTATAGGATGATGACTCTCCCAAGAGCGCCGAATATCTGAACATTACAATTGAATATTACTGGGTTCCGGCAGGACGTAAGTGTTTAATAAGTTTGGTTTATTGAACAGCCCATTTTAGATAATTAACCAAACTAATTATATGAAAAGAATAATAATAAAAATATACCAAAAAAATAAAAGAATTGATTCAATATATTATTTAATGGAATGTAGATTTTGTAGAAAAGAATTTAGCATAAGAAAATGTTATTATGATAATGGAAAGGGTCATTATTGTACAAATAATTGTTGTACAAATGGTAACAAAGGAATAAAACATTCTAAAGAATCTATAATAAGACATAGGCAAGCAACATTGAAACAATTTAAAGATGGAATGCCAGAAAAGACTAAAAATAAATTGAGTAAATCATTAACTGGAAATATACTTTCAATTAAAACTAGACATAAAATTGGTAACTCAATAAATATTTTAAGAAAAGATAAAGATTATGTTAAAAGACAGAAAGATGCAATGAATAAAGATGAAGTAAAGGAAAAATGTGCAGCACCTCATATTAATAGAAAGCATAGTAAAGCAGAAAAAGAAAAGAGAAGTAATAGCTTAAAATTGCATTATATTGAACATCCTGAAACGAAAGAAAAGATTAAACATTGCGGAAAAGATAATGGTATGTGGCAAGATGGTAAATCATTTGAACCATATACATCTGAATTTGATGAAAGATTAAAGGATGAAATCAGAAAAAGAGATAATTATCAATGTCAAATAGATAATTGTGGTATATATCAATATGAATTAAATGGATTTCATCGTAAATTAGATGTTCATCACATAGATTATGATAAATATAATTTGGATGTAATTAATTTAATTTCTTTATGCAAATCATGTCATGGTAAGACAAACACCAATAGAGAATATTGGACAAATTATTTTGTAAAATCAAATTGTAAATAAAGATAATGATATAGTCTGAACACTAGCTATATATAAAACTAGTGAAGTGGTAATTAAAAAAGCCACGATAACAAATGTAGAGTCGTAGAACGTATTGCTGGTAACGTCGTTTTAGCACCAGCTATTAAGAAGTTGATTAGTATTCCGTAAATCTAACTAACGAGCTTAGGTAGATTAAAACTGCCTAAGCTCCCCTAATGGGTATGACAAATATAAAATTATTACAAAAATACAAAAATAATAATGTTGATGATGTAATCAATGTTAGTGATACAGAAGCAACTGAACTTATTAAAAGTGGTGTTGCTCGTCTTATGTTTGGTCGTGATTGTTTAATTAAACCGAAACATTTTGGACAAGAAGTTAATACAAGAGCTTTTGAATTTAGTCCTAGTAATAAATAAAATTATGCTAAGTGTAATTATTCCGTCGTATAGAATAAATTTATGCCGTTTAAAAAAGGAAA